ATTATGATAAAAAAACTTAAAAGAATTTACGAAAATATTTATTATAAACTAATGCTTCTTGGCTTGGTAAAACCTAGACATATTTGTGAAGAACTTACAAGGGATTTAAAAAAACTAAAAAAAAAGTGGAAGCTATGATAGAATCGGTAATAGAAATCGGAAGTGAATGGCAGTCAATTGATGGCAAAGTAGTTACAGTTGATTTTGTAAAAAATGATTTGGTAGTTTGGACTTATGAATTTAATGATCGCGAACAAATTACTCTTTCAACTAATAAAGAAATTTTTATCAAAGATTTTAAAGAGCTTAAAAGAAAATGAAGATTGATTCAACTTACAAAGACCAGCAAGGCAATATTTGGATTTGTAAAGCTAGAGGCATGTCTTTGAACAAAGAAAGATTTGCAATTCTAATAAATAAAAAAGGCGTGGTTTGGTTTACTACAGAGCCAGACTGGAAAATATTTGAGCAGCTTAAAAGTAGATTTACTTCCTAGACCGCCACAACCAAACACCAGTTATCGCAAGAGTAATTCCAGCAGCCCAAAAACTTAAATAATAAAGCACCCAAAGCCCAACAATTATAATTAAAGGCAGAAAATAACGCCATGTTTTTTCAAGCCCTAATCTATCCCATTCGGATTGTGTAATTAGATTGACAAGGAAAGCTTTGGTAGCAGCTAGAAACCTTTTTGTAAGTGATTCTACTTTTGCTTTGTCAATTACTATTTGATCGGGTGTTTGTTTGATTGGATTTTCCATAAAATTAAATTTTGTTAGTAACAACCCATTTTCCATTTACTTTTGTCGCAGTTCCAAAGAAATTGCGGTTTTTAGATTCATCCATGCAAGTTTGAATATGCACGCAATTCCGCTCTACAAAGCATTTATCCACGCTAACTTTTGACTCTTTAATTTTTAAAACTGCTTCGTAAGGATCAAACCCCTTAATGTTAAAATCACAAGCCAAGAATTGCATGTGCCAACTGCTAGGCGCGCCACCAATTGCTTTGTTTAATTCAGCAGAGCGAAACCCGCTTGAAATAATGATCGGGAGATTGATTTTATCGCGTAGCTCTTGCATTTTATCCGCAAGCACCATGCCAGCAATTAATTGATTTTGATTTGGGGTGTTGTCTATATCATTAAGCGGGTTTGAATCTTTTAATGATGCCGCAGCTTTTGCGGAAGAGATAAAATCTTCTGGTTTAAAATTAAGGCGGCGTAAGTTTTCAAGAGTAAGCATTAATCCACGCAATAAGTTTGTTCATCGTGAGTAAGGCTATGAATACATTGATCGCAAGCAAATTCATTGTTGGCAATCTTTGCATCTTTTTCCGCGATAGAATATTCGATCGAAGGGTAAAAATATTCTAAATGCGCGCCGTAACACAAATCTTTACTTGGTTCTTTTTGTGTATTTTTGCACGAGTTTAGCGCGCTCATCATCAGTAAGCTTGCGAGCATCATCCACATATTTGTTTTTTTCTTGAACTTGTTTAGCTGCTTCTTCATTTTCTAATATTTCAATTGATTTTTTACCTTTTACAAAACCATAAGCCAAAGCGGCTAAGATGGCGCTAAGAATTGCTAGGATTTGATTTATCATCTACTACTTTTGCCTCCTCAATTGGTTTAGGTTCTTCTGTTTTATTTTTTCCTTTATAAATTTCAAGTAAATTTACCAAAATATCGGCAGTAACAAACCCGCCAAGAATTGAACAATAAATTAAATAACTGTTATAAATCTCCACGACCAAATCAGGATGATCGTTTTGGATAAATTTATTAGAAGCCCAAAAGAAGCCAAAACTAATGCTTAAATGTCCAAGTAAAAAAGCAAGCCGTTTTGAGCTATTTTCACCTGATGAACTTTGTAAAAATTGAAGTAATTTTAATGTCATAAATTTATTAATATTTTCATAAATTATTTTTCTCTTCTAATTTTTTAATAACGTCTAAAACTTGCGACATGACGCCAGCTTCTGCGGCGTAGTGATTTTTAGAAACATGCAAGATAACATCACGCATTGATTCTTTAAATTCTTTTGAATGGATAGCTTGCGTCAACACTCTTTGCGTTACTTTCTCTAAATTTTCAAAAGAAGTTTTATCCTCCAGATTTTTTATTCTTTCTTTTTGATCTAAAATATCTCTTTCAACATCGCGAACTCTTGTAGTCACTTTAGTTACCAATACAACAACATAAACCGAGCCAGAAATTAAGATTGTGATAACGGTTAAAATTGTTAAAATTAAGTTCCAGTCCATAATTATATAATCGACATTAATGCGTTAGTATTAATAAAAATTTTTTTAATTGTGCTGCTATCAAGATCAGCAACATAAACTTGATTTTGCCAATTGACATTAATTCCGCCACCACCCGAAGTTGGGCGAGCGACAGGATAAACTAAGTCGCTTCGATAAATTCTAATATTGTCAGTTTGCAGCAAATCTGAAGCCGTGATATTGTCTAATTTTATTGAGATAATGTTAGTGTTGATTCTAAGATTGGATGCGTCTTGAGCTGTTATGCCGCCTACGAAATCACGAATGCCATTAATGGTTGTAAGATTATATACCCACCAAGCGTAAAGTTCGGTAGCTAAAAAATCAGTTGCAATTTTTAAATCAATTTCATCATTTACGTAATCAGCTTGAAATTTAGTAATTAAAGAACCATTCAGCGCATAATTGTTATAAACTGTGTCATTTTCTTGCGAGTTTAAGAATTGCAAGCCACTTGAAGTAACAACACCAGTTGCTTCAACTGCTAATTTTGCCGTTGTGCCGCTTTGATAAGTCGCGGTTAATTTTATGGTTTTGTTGGCAGTCCAAGAATAATCATAACTAAAGCCAGTGGATGAAAGCACCGCGTTGTAAATTTCCACGCCGTCAGTGATATTGTAAAGTCGAACTCTTGAACCACTTAAAAGATTTGGCGCAGAAATATTGGCAAATTGTTGGGTAAAAACGTTGCTTCCAATCGTGCCAAGAGTTGTATTTACTTTTGTAATCGTCACCAAACCAGTTCCAGAATTACTAACAGTGCCAGAAATTGAGCAGTTAGTCAGTGTGATTGTGATTGGCGTGTTGGTGTTAAATGTCAGATTGCCATTAATTGTAATTCCATTTAAATTTGTCGGCGTTGGTTGGATTACATTTCCAGTGATTGAAACGCCAGCAGCAAGCGCGCCTGTCAATTCTAAATTGCCAGTAATATTTCCATCTGTTAAAGTGCCAGTTACTTCTAAAGTGTAAGTGCTAAAAAAAGCCGCGCCGTTTGAGGTCGAAAATGGATCTGATCGAGTTAGGTTGGCTAGTAACGAAAGGCTTTCTTGCACCGCTGACCAAACTTGCTTTGCAGAACGGCTTGATGACAAAGTAATTTTAGATGTGCCGTAATTAACTGCAACGCCTGTGACTCCTGACGCGTACAAAGGGTTGCCATTAACGTCCATCACTTCTAATTGAGTAATTGGAATTAAAATATCTTGTTTTAAATAGTTGCCAACTAAGCTGCTGAATGTCCACCCCGCTTTTCTTGCGATCAAGCGATAATCAACTGCCACCGCATCGTAATCATAAGGCATTGGGATAGAACCGCTTGATCCTGTCAAAACCAAATTATTTTGCAATAAAGGCGTAGCTGGTGCGGCATTTAGATAGCCCGCAATTAATGTGCCAATTTGCGCGCCAGAAACGCCGATATTTGTGCTAGAAACGGAAGGGTTATAGCTTGCATCAATTGTAACTGGCAGTTTCAGGCTCATTAAATAGCGACCAGCCACCGCAGTTGTGCCAGTAATTCTAAATTGCAAATCTAACCCAACGATTGAGCTATAGCCTGTCAATGCTGCCCGAGCAGTTTCAAGGCTCGAATTATCGACAAACGGAGTCCATGCGCCTGTGTTTGGCGTCCCCCAATTGGTCATCCTAAATTCAACAGTTGTGCCAGCAGGAATTGGGTTGCCACCGCCTAAATTGTAGTTAAAATCAAACGCTGTGCCAGTAAAGTTACTAAAACCTTTGAGCGCAAACGCCGACTTGATGATTACTGAATCACCGATAGCAGGGTAGTAGATACGCCCGAGGTTGTCAAGGTATGTACCACCGCCAAAGGTGTACATATTAAAAGCATTTTGTGCTGAGAAAGAGCCGACATAGACCGAGCCTGTGGTCTTGGCTAAATTGGTCAGAACAACAATTGGTTGCACATCGACCAAGTTTGGAATGATGGAGGTTGCTGGGTTTGTTGCAAAAAACCTATGGGGGCCAGCAATCATATCAATCTCAACGCCACCTTTGGCTGAACCGCCTGTACTTGTCACTGTCGTAACAATTGAATCAATCAACAACATGCGGAACAAGCCACCGCTGTTGGTGGCTATATCGGTTCGCAAATAGCTTGAAGATACTCCTGCTCTTGGATTTGTGATTGAAAAGAAAGCAGTAATTGTGTTTAATCCATTATCATTCATAATGCTTCCAAGCTGCAAACCGCCATCAATTGCAGGATAACCTTTATTGTGAAATACGTTGTTTGCACTATTTGAGTCAACGATAATAAAGTTGCGTGTTGGAAGACCACCACTCCAAAGCTGGATGCCTCGAAAAATAGTGTTAACAGTAAATTGCACATACACAGGAAAAGCACTGTCAGCCGTACCTGCGCTTGCGGAACTTGTCGTTGATGCAAAATAAATATTCTTTATGTCTTGGTTTGTGAGCGATGTTGCTAGAAAAACCGAGTTGAAATACAAACCATCAATCGCTGTAGCACAAGTTACCGTTTGTAGCGAAATGGCACGATAGTTAGTTGATACGCCTGAAGTCCGATTGAACATCCTTGCCCTCAGATTGCTGATTGCTTGGGCATCTTGCACGTTTACAAGCGACATTCCACTACCAGCACTAACCAACGCAAAGTTGCCGTGCGTGTGTATGTTTCTAATGCTGCCAGTACCAATAATAGAGCCGAAGTTTGCACCAGTAGCAGTAGCCCCAGCAAATTGATAAGTTCCAATCGCACTAATTGTGTCAATGTCGTAAGCGCCAGAACTATTAGTCAGAGAGAAAAACGCACATCCAAAGTTTTTTATTGTGGCAGAGGCAAAGTTTGTAAACAAGGCTTGCATCCGCAGTCCAACGCTGCAAATCTGCATATCAACAGTACCGCTTACGTTGGTATTAAATGCTGCGTTATTAATTGTTTGGTTGGTCGCTGGAATCCAGTAAACCGTTGTCCCAATTGGAAAACTAGCTTGTGCTGTTGTGCCAGCCACACCTCGAAACATACCTGTTGCACTAACCGTTACACCTGAGCGAGTAGTGTATGCAATACGTTCTATTGTTGAGCCGTTGACAAGTAGCAATGTGCCAACATACCCCGTTGCGGAGCCTTGGGCTGCCGTTGAGCCAATAGCTGCCGCTAGTGTAATGGCTTGGTTTGCTGTGCTAGTAATTGCCGCAGCAAGAGTGGTCTGCTGTATGGCAGAGTTGAAGTGAATATTGGGAACTCTAAGCCGTGCGCCCGTGGGGACTTTCGTGCCGTTCGTGCCATCGCCGTGCGTGACCGCTGTGGTTAAAGGATTGTAAAACAGCACCTTGCCAAGGTCACCACTACCGACTATGGATGCGCTTACTAGCGAACCCGAGCGAACGATGTAAGACGAACCAGCAGCAATCACGCCGCCCGTATAGGTTGAGCCATCCAATTCTTGAATGGTAATTTGTGTCGTAGAAGTAAAGACGTTGATAACAAAATCACGAGCAATACTTGGAAGTTTAAAAGGAACGCCAACCATTGGCTGGGAAAAGTTTGTGCCTGTACCTGTCACTACTCCCGCAGCACTTACAGCTACTGTTCCTGCCGTGGTGTTTGCGCCGTTGAAGCCTTGCGTATTGACTAAACCTCCCGTAACTTCTAAAGGGACTGCGTTCCAAACTTCCCAGACGTTTGTGCCGCTGCCTGTCTCCACTTCAATATGAGTAGGGTAATCAATCGCTACACCACCGATATTATTTGCACTAAACAAAGTTTCGTTATTTGCACCTGTACTTGTGCCGACTGTTATCCAATTGCCACGAACTTGCAGCTCTCCGTTCTGAGTCGTGCTAAAGCCTCCAGAGTTTCCACCAGCACCCATGAAAAATTCTTGCAAGTGAGGTGTTGTAGTGCTAGTATTGCTTACCTCAATTCGCCCAGTACCAAGAGCTTGAATTAAACGTGGTTTGATTGACCATTGGCTATTGATAGTGAGAGTTACGCCATCTAAGACGTTAATAATGTCGTCTTGAGCGTAAGTTACCGCACTTAAATTTTGGCTGGTTGCGACGTTAATTGTTGCCATTAAATTTGCACCTTTTCAATTCGATTTAACGTGCCATCTAAATTAAAAAAAAACTGTTTGCGAGTAGTTATGCCGCTAATTGCAGAATCAACATATTTTGGAAATTCCCCTTCGTAAGTGAAAGATTTTACTGCGTTATTTGAAGTGTAAAGAACTTGCGAAAGTGTTTTGTCGGAATTGTAAGTAAAAATTGGCGAATCACCTAGAATATTTGAAGCACCAGTTGCGCCTTGGATGCCTTGGAGATTTACGATTACTTCATTGGTTGGCTTAACAATTTCAACAATGTTTTTATTGATCTGTATGTTTAAATCGATGTTATTTTCTAAAATCTCAACATTAATTTTGTCAATTTCAACTTCAATAATTGTGTTTTCAGAATCAGAAACAATTTCAGTCATTTAGTAACTCCTTCAATTACTGTAAATGTTCCTTCCACTAATCTAGTTACAATGGTTTCGTTTAAGCCAGAATTAAAAACGCTTGTGAGCAAATCATAATAATAAACGCCAGCGGGCAGGACAGATGTTTGAGTGTTTTTAATATGAATTGCAATTGTGCCTAAAGCTCCACCAAGAGTTATGCCGCCGCCAGCATTGCTTGTAAGCGTTAAAATAGCTGGTGCGTCTGATTTATTAACGCGGACTTCTAGCTTGGCAGTGTAGCCAGTAAAATTAATTAAATTTCCGCTGCTATCTTTGCATGTTAAAAGCTGGTCAAAAGTTGCCCCAATTTCGCAATTAATATTTGAAACGCCTGCTGTCATTGTGGAAAAGTAATATTGATTGCTTCAAGTTCTTCAATAGTGGTGCAAGCGTTTATCTCCACTTCTTTATCGTTCGCGTAAGCGACATAGCTCGTGCCGCGATCTGCAAGATGAGAAGAAATATTTTGTGCAACCGCTTGATCTAAAATAACGTAACCCTCGCGCCTATTTTCACCTTCAATAATTGTGCAGCTATATTTTATAATGCTGCCAAGTGATGCGCCAAAAATAATCGTGTTAGGCTCGGTTAATTGAACGCCAGTAGCTTCAACACTAAATTCAAAATAAACTTCGTTTTCTTCGATTTCGGGCTTATCCCATTCGTAAGCTTTACACGCGGCGTAAGGTTTCCCCAAAGCTACGTTGCGATTGGCTTTTAGTTGGGCTATTTTGGCAAGTTTAGCTTCTGTTAAATCTTCTAAATCTGAATATTCTGCTATATTTCCATCCAATAACCATTGCTCATATTGAGTTGAATTTTCATTTGAGTCATCATTCGGATAAAAATTGCCTACAAATAAATCATTAATAAATTTGTCAATCGTTCCATTAATTCTTTTTTTAAAAATTATCATAATTTAGTTAAATTTTTTGAATAAAAACGGAGGCATAAACCTCAACTTCACCACTTGAACAAGGCTCACCCAAACCATATGTAGCTTGTGCAACTGGTGTGTAATATTGCAATTCGAAAACTTTGGTACTAGTTATCGTAACAATAAAAGGTTCAATTTTTGGTTGCCATCCTATCGCGCCTGCGAGATTTTCACAAATACTACAATTAACTGCTATGGCTCCACTAGGGGTGCTGCTGTCAGTAATATTGCGTATTCTGCCAGAGCTAGATAATGCCGCAGTTGATCCGCTATAAGAAAAAGATTGAATTGCAGAAATTTTATAAGTTCCCGCTTGCAAAGTGAATTGATTACTAGATAAAGAAACTATACCATTTGGATCGAATAACTTAGTATTTAGAGGTCTAGTTGACCATGCGGCTGCTGTAGCCCCCCCACCATTTGACCCACTTGCTAGTTGATAACTAAGTTTTGCATAATTATTTTTATCATCATCAATTTTGCAGAAAGCAGTGCCGTTATATCTAAAAGTAGAATCTCTAGTTGTTGGAACATCTCCAAGGACTAAGTCTGTTGTACCATCTTCTTTTTTAAGGTTCTTAACGCCAGCAGAATTGACGTTGACAGTTGAAGCCCCACTGTTTGCATTTCCTGCTCTAAAGCGGATTATCATTCCAACGAAATAACCAACAGTTGCATCAACAGGAGCCTTAAAAGGTGCGACTGGACTTAGGACATAAGCATTAGCCGTTCCGCTGTCTAAAAAATATTGACCAGCACTTGCATATCTTGCGGCAGCAATTGAGCCTTGATTTATATTTGAAGAGCTAGGGGTTTGTCCACTTGAAGATAGTAGAGTATTATAATCAGCTAATTGGTTCCATTCGTCAGCATCGACTTGATTGCCATTTATTTTGGAAGTGATAAAACTTGACATAATTTTTATTGTAAATTTTGAATGTTAAAAAATTGTGATTTTTTTTGTCAAAGAAACAAAGCCAATTTTCAAGAATAGCGAAAATAAAGCTTTGTGTGAGCTGGTTTAATTTTGTTAAAAAGACAATTTAAGATTTGGGGTATTCCTGAGCCCAAGGTAAAAGGTAAAGTTAAAGGAAAGCCGCTTGGTTTTAAAGAGATTGGTAATGTTACCACAATAATAAAAGGAGCCTCTTCAGCACTCATTAAAATAAAAGGAAATGTGAGCGGAAATGTTGATGTATCGACTCCAGTTTCAACGACTACACTATAGCCTAAAATTGCCGCAATGTTTTCAAATTGTTTTGCAGTTGTTGCATTTATGTCCGACAATTTAAGCAAAATATTTAATCTTCTTTGCTCGATTGAGCCAGTGTTTGAAATGCAAGAATCGGGAATGCCTACGAAAGTTTCCCACTCTTCTAAAAGTGCCGTAGTATTGTTTGGGTTGTATTCATCAAAAACTTCATTAATCTTATTTCTAAATTCTAACCATTCGGAAGCCAAACCAATCAGAACTTTTTTTAAATTTGAGCCTTCTCGATTTTTAGCTTGATGCAAAGGATCGTTTCGCAAATAACCAGCTAAAATATTTGTTTGGGTTGCTAAATCTCTATTTTCTAAAAAACTCATGGGAATGTAATATTACCTAAAGTTGCCAACTCTGAATCAGAAATCGAAATTGTCCCGCTTGGCGATGTTAAAGCAAAAGTTGGTGAATTGCCATCAGCATCAATTACGCTATAAATCAAAGCATTGTATTCATTCGCAACTAAATCACCGCCAACCGCGACCGAATCACTTCTAAAATAATCGTAAAGAGTTGTTGAAATTGCCGACCGCATTGCCGCAGTGTTTGGCGATAAAGAAGAAAAGCTAAAATTAATTGGCACGGCTGTAGGAGCGCTTACAATTACATAACTGTCAGGAGTGTTTGCTGGCTTAATGCCAGTGTCAGGATCAATAATAGCATTCTTAACAGCTAAGGCTTGCGCTGATGTTGGAATGTTATTTGCATCTCCGTCTCTTGCAAAATAAATAGTTACCTTGCCAGCTACTGGCGTTGCTGTTTGAACAAAAACGCGAGTGATCCCGCTTATTTTTTCTTTGATAAAAACGGGCAATCCGCCAGCGGTAAAAGGCGCGCTAAAATTAGAAGTTCTTTCCAAAAGCCTTGTCCGCAAAGAGTCATCATTTTCTAAATCAAGGCCTTGAGAAAACCCATTATAATCGATGTAACAACTAGCTTCAACTCCTACAATTGGACTTATTAAAGTTAGTTCTGAACCGCCACTTGAATTGCCATTTGTGCCATATTCAACCGCTAAAACTTGAACCTTAGCAGTTGTAAAGGTTGCTAAAATTGTGCCAGTTGCTGGCGTTGTTGGTGAGTTGGCAACTTGAAATGTAAAAGAAGTTTCTGAAATTACTATAATTGTAGTTGTGATATTGTAATCCAATTGAGCTGCGCCTGAAATAGTTACGGTTGTGCCAGTTGCTAAATTGTGAGCTGAAGTAGTATTTGCGGTCGCGGTTGTGCCGCTTCTTGTTAGTGAAGCTAAACCAATTGTTGATGTTGAAATTGTAGCTGCTGCTTGAGTTTGATATTCTGTGCCATCTGCTGATTGAATTGCAGTTGCGGCAGGAATTGAAGTTGCCGCAGTGCCTTCAAAAATAACATAGCCAGAAGCTTGGACGGCAATTTTACGAGTGATGCCAAAAAAAGAAGCCCAATTTTCTAAATATTCATTGGTGGCAGTTTGGGGAAAAAGTTGTTTTAAAAGATCTTTGATTAAATCATTATTTTCATCAAAGCCCGCAGACATTGAGCTTGTTAAGCCGCCAATTGGAGTATTGCGAATGTTTGGATCAATATGTTTTGAGCTATTTAATTGACCAGCGTTCACCGACAAGATTAAGTTACTAACAATTCTTTCTTGAATTTGTGTAATTGATGGAAAAGTTATTGTCATATCGCAGCAAATAAATTATAATATCGACTATTTTTTTGAAGTTTATTTATAAGTTCGATTTCAAGTTGGATTGTAGAAATTGATCTAGTTGCTTTTACTTTTACTTTTGAAAAAATATTATCTTCAATCATCCAAGCCAAGCCGTCAGTAACTGCGCCTTCGAGTAGTCTTAAATTACTATCCGTATTTTTAGCTTGCTGGGTATATAGCCAAAACAGTGAGCCAACTTGATAGCCTTCTATTTTAGAAAATTCGTTTGTAAAATGTCCGCGCCTTAAATTAGGCTCTGAAACTTGAGAACTAGATGCTCTTTTTTCGCAAAAAACCGACATATAAACAGCCGAATCTAAACCATCAGTCAATTCAAAATCGCCGTTGGCAAAATCAATATCCCAATCTCCGTTTGAATCTTGCTTGAATTTTAAATCGATTGCCATAATTTAGAAAAATTGTTTGATTAAAAGTATTTTTTAAATCGCAAAAAACAAAATCCGAAAACCAAGATTTTTATGATTAGCAAAGCGCAACTTCTAAGCATAAGCAACGGCGGGCTTAGATGTAAGGTAAAGACTTTTGAAGGTGAGATTTTAGATAATATTTTAATCTTGCATCCATATGGTGATGCCAGCAATCCAATAATTGACAAAGGAAGTCTAGTTGCACTTTTTTATCCACAAGGTAGCAAAACAAGTGCCTTTGCCGTGCCATATAATCCTTTGCTTCAGCCAATTTTAGAAGCTGGCGAAAAAGCAGTTGGTAATTTTGCTGCTGGAAATAAAATTACTTTTAAGAAAAATGGTGATATTGAAATAAGTTGCAGTTCGGCTCTTTTTTCTGGCCTGATTAATGCAGTTGGCAATATCAATACAAGTGGAGTTTATAAAGTTGATGGAGTACAAGTTTTAAAAGAACAGCAACCAGCAATTGCTAATCCATTAGCTGGATTTCATGAACTTCATGCAACTGTTGATTTAATTTTAATAGCTATGAGAGCGCATGGATTTATTGCACCTTAAAACACAAAATAACAAAAAATAAAATGAAAATTTATCTTATAAAATATAACCAACCTTACAATGAGCAAGACAGCGATGTTTTTGAAAAAGATTGCTTTGAAATAGAAGATAAATTCTTGCCAGTAAGATTAAATTGGGGCGAGGTTATTGGTAAGTGTAAAGTATATAGCGATAAAATTGGTGCATATTTTGAGGAAATAGAATATCAAGAAGATAAAATCAAAATAGACTTTAAAAATGATTTAAAATTAGGATTTGCGTTTCTTGTTGATCAAGAAGAAAATGAAAAGAATATTAGACATATTAAGAAAGCAAAATTAATGGAATTAAATATAAATATGGCAGCTAATTAAGGTTTAGCAATTAAATCAGTTGCAAAGCTGCTTCCATCGGCAATATTTGCGCCTTCAATTGAAAATGCGCCCTGTTCTACAATTGACAAATCAGTAAAGCAGCCTTGCAAATTTTTAACAAAAGAAACTCCCTGAATTAAGAATTGTCCACTTACTTGACATAATTCATCTTTAACTTGAACCAAAGTGTTTGGCTGCCAAAGCAAGCCGCTATTTCTATTCGTATAAAAACCTTGAACGCGGCAATTATAGCGGGAGCCTTTCGCGCGCCTTATATTGACATACCACTTAGCTAGATTTTTTAAAGATACTGATTCCGTATCAGCCGACATATTTACCCGCTTTCTTCTGGTCGCTCTAATTGAACTATCAATTGCTATTCCGCTTTGCCCGACAGTTTGAGCAATAAAATCATCATTACCCTTTGAAGAGTAAATCTCAAAAAATCTGTAACGCTCTGTGGTGCTTATATTAATTGAAGCCGAAAGAATATTGTTATTATTACCATTAATTTCTTGAACTAATCGACCAACAGCTAAATCACTGCCTTCGCGGGTAATTACTAAATCACCATCTGCATTTGTAACCAAAAGAACTTGTAATTTTTTGGCGTATCTATCCATAAAAGCGGCGATTGTGTCGCCCTTTTCTGCGGTAATTACTTCTTTTGCGCCTAAAGTGCTTAAATCAGCAACGTCATTAATAACGGCGATTGAATGCCCATTATCACTTAAAACAGTCTCTAAAAGCCGAACAAAATTACGTTGGAAATATTGCTTTGGGATTATCGAACTATCAATTAAATCACCAGTTTTATCTCGACCCGAAACTGAAATTGAGTGACTACTTGAAGAATAGCTTATGTCTAAATCTTCAATAAAACCCGACATAACAGAATTATCATCAATAAGAATTTTAACAAAATCTTGAGCTTTTAAATCATTTTGAATTTTGCCAAAAACTCCCGACATAAAATCAAAAGAATCTTTGATTGTTGTGGAAAATGAAAATTGACTTGCAAGATTTTCAACAGATCTATTCACCAAAGCATCAGTAAATCCTTGGTATTTTATGCCGTTTACTTCTAAAGTTAAATCAGACATTGCTTAAAAGTTTGATATTGCCTTGGATGCGGCTCGTGTCGCCAAATTGATTTAGCTGGCGGATATTTTCTTTTAAATCAAGTGATCCGTAAAAATAATAAACTAAATTATTTAAAGAAATTGGGTTGATTTGTTCGTAGTCGATTATGTTTGGCAAGCTAATTGACAATTGCGAAAAAATATTGGTCGCTTCAACCCGCATATCTAAAAGAAGTTGGTAAATATCTTTATCTAAATTTGAGGGAAGCGTAGCAAAGCCAGCTTCTAGTTTTAAATTTACAGAATTTAAATCTTGCAAAGTTGCATAATCAATATTTGCCGCAGCATTGTAAGCAATCGCCATCGCCGCAGCATTTACAAAATTGTTTAGCTGGTCTTGGTTTGATTTTATATCTTGCTGCAATTGAGAATTGCCATTTGAAACGCGGTCTCTTTGATCGAAGCCAAAAAGATTTGACATAACAACAAAAACATCTTTTGCCGAATTGTAGCCTACAGAAAGATTGTTAAAAGAGGCTCTTAAATTAGCTGCCAATTTTGACGGGCTTTGAACTAAAGAATTAGCAGAATTTACAATTTGATTTAATGCAGTCGTTGCGTTGCCAATTGAATCAGCAGCACCTTGCACTAATCTTGAAGCTCGATTTATTTGATTTGCAACCTGCTTTGTTGTTTTGACTGCAGAATCAAATTTTGCTTTGGCTTTAACAACATTTTTCCATTCTTTATCAAAAACAGCTTCATTTTTACCAAGAATTTTGCTTTTTAAATTAGCTAAAAAGCCTTTGTTACCGTCTAGCTTGAAAGGCAAAATATTTAAAGAAGCAACCTCAAAATTTAAAGTAAATTTAGAAATGCCAAGCTCTTTGACATTATCGCTTACATTATAGCCAACACAAACAACGCTTTGCGAGCCAAAAGTAGGATGAATTAAAGTGCCAATACCCGAACTCTCCAAGACTTCAATTAAAGCATCTCTGTCGTCAAAAGAAATGTTGTTGTCAGTCAATGCAGTTATTGAGAATTTCTTTTCAATTCCCCCTAAGTCTTCAATGTAACGCTCTTTGCGGTTTGGATATTCATGAGAAATTGTTTTGCGGCCACCATCAACGCTTGTGTCTTGATAGGCAAATTCAACGCCTTTAAAACTCGCTGTTGGTAATCTAGCAATGTTAAAAATTGTCATTAACCACCTGCATAAACTGAATTGACTCCAATATTCATAAAGCTTTTAGGCGCAGGAGTGAAGTTTGAATTTGAACCTTTTGGCAACCCTTTAATGTTGATGTCCATTTGACCGCCAGCAGTTACTTGTTGTTGTTGGTTGATGTTTGTTGAAAAGCCACCTCTAACTATTCCAGCTTTTTCATCTAATTTCGTATTAATAGCATCTGCTCCTGTGCTAATAATTAATTTTGCATTAGAAAAAAAATTACTAAGAGGTTTTGTTTTTTCTAAAATTTTATCAAGCCATTCCCAAGCATCTTTTAAAGCATTAATAAATGGAGCAGTCCATTCAGTAGTAAAAATTCCAACTATAGCTTCAGCAACCCAATCTACTACAATTCTAAAATCATCCCAAGTATTATAAAGTAAAACCATTGCAGCAATAAAAGCAATAATTGGATTTGCTAGAATAATTCTATTTAGAAAACTAAAAGAAGTTGCAAGCGCGCCAACTGAAATTG